GATTGCAATACCACTCTTAAGTAAAGCAGGGGAGGTTAGAATATCCTCATCCTTTGCTGTCATATACCTCATCTCAATCACTTCTTTGTTGTGAAGGGGATGATCTGTAGAATAGAACTTGCCACGAGACGGAAGTTCAACAAACTCTGTTGGAGTTACATATGAAAGCGAAGCTGGGGCTGCCGGGGTTGTTGGAGCAGTAGCAGCAACAGCGTCCGTAGCAGCAGCAGTTCGCTGCTTATTTCTAGACATTTACACCTCTTTAAAATAGTCTATACATAGTATAACGTATCTATGCTATATTTTAAATAGTTCTTCAAAAAATATTGATTATAAATTAGATGATGCTGTCAGGCTGAACGGGACCGGGAGAAGAGGATGCCTCATATACTGCCCAATCATACTGAACTGTGATGCCAATATCAACCATTTCTTCTGAGCCATAGTCATGAGATCCAAAATTAACATCTGTAAAGAACGCATTTTTCAAGGTCCATTGACCCACGATTAAAGCAGTATCTCCACCACCTTCGGGACTTCCAATCTCTTGAATTACAATATTGCTCATTGCTGTTGTAGCAGAAGACTTTGTAATGGTTGTGCCAGTAGCTGCACGAACGTCTGTAGGATCTTTAACACCAGAGTTCTCAAGGTATTGATAAAGAAGTTCAGCACCATTAGGCTGCAAAGGATCCACAAGAGTCAAGTTAATTGTATTCCAAGTCACTCGCCCTGGGTAATGAAAGGTGTGATTAAAGAACTGATGAGGGTTGGAGGAGATGCTATATGAGGGACGATCAACAGACTTCGCAAGGAAGGTCACATCCTGTTCTCCAAAAGATAGTTGCACCAAAAATCTAAATTGTCTTTTTGGTTCAAAATTCGGGTTGCCCCAGAAGTTTTGTTTACTTGCCATTATTTATAAGTCTCCATTTGTAATATATAGTCCTTTGTTTTTTAATCCTCGAATCCTGCACCTGAATTTGTGATAACAAAATCAAGGGCGATGAACTCAATTGTTCGCGCTGGCTTAAGGAAGATCTTAGCGTACATGATATTTCTGTCAACTAACTCTGGAGTTGTTGTAGAGCTATCAAGAACAATCTTGTAATCTGTTAAACCAAGACGGGCTTGAACCGAAGCGAGGAAGGCATCTGCTCTGGACTTAAATCGGTTCCATGTAGCTTGAACATTCTGATCAAACAAGGTGGTTGCAGCAATTCTTGAGATCTCGCGCTTAAGGAAGATCAAGAGACGGCGTACATTAACCCTGTCAAGAGCGGAAGGAGTAACCTGAAGAGTCTTTTGACCGAAGATTACAATACCCTCTGCTGGGAATGTTGCAATTGGATTGATGTTTGCCTCGTAGAGCTTGTCGCGCTCCTTAGAGGTTAATCGCTGACGAGTTTGTACAACTGGCAACCCTGCGGAGCCTTCTGTTAAACCACCACGAGTGAAGCCTGCGGGTGCAAACCAAAGCTCGGTGTTTCGTTGTGCGCTGGAATATGTTCCAAGAGCAACGACAGAAGGCGGCACAAACAATAAAGAATCGTTAATATTATCGCGAATCTGGACCCATGGGTAATAAGCAACGCCATAGCTTGAATTAAGTCCACGATTTCTTAAGTTGTTAACCGCTGTCGTAACAGAGCCAGCGTTATCTTCTTGAGAAGATACATTTTCTGTTTGTGGCTTGTAGCCGGTATCGAGATCAATAACAGCTAACGCATCACCTCTGTTTTCGCAAACTTCAATCGCGTGTGCAGTTATAGACTCCTTGTAGATACCAGGAACAGCCATTAAGTTATACTCGGCTCTCTCAGGATCGGCAACTGTATCAATTGCACGGCGGAGGCTGTAGAAAGCATACTTTGTAGAATCATTTCCATCGAGCGCCTGAGAGTTATTAAATGGATCTTTGTCTGTGACTTTAAGCCCATCAAAACCACCATGCAGTGGAATAGTGAATCTATCATAGCCAAGGTCAAGAACCTCTTCATAAGACGAACTGACTGCTGTAAAAGATGTTCCTAATGCTCGCGAGCCCGAAGAATATACTGCCCTTGTTTCAGCAGGTCTTGGGGAAGAACTGCTCAAGTCATCAAGTGTAAATACATATGAAAATTCAACACCAGTACCATCAACGTCATAAGTGGTCGCATGAGAACTTACTGCTGCTGGAAGGACTCTTAAAATATCGATATTTGAATCTTCAAAACGGTTGTTTCCATTCTGTGTAGAGTCGAATCCAAAGTAAGCATCAGTTGGATCTGGTAAGTCGCCATCGGTAGCGTTAGTTCTAAGGTGGACAGCAGGGTACTGGAAAGAAGCAGTAAATGCATTGTCCAGACCAGCAGGACCAACATCTAAGAAACCATCTTCTGGCTTGCGCGATCCGGTGCGTGGAATATTATTGTTTACCCAATTGTTAATTGGTTCCGAGCCGCCTGAGAGGTATGTCCAATCTGCAAATCTTGGAGGTCCAAAAGAGCCGAATGGCAAGTATCTTGCGTCGGTTACACCGGCTGCAACATCTTCATTTACATCAACACGGATAATTGAAGAGGCATTTGGGAAATCCCCATAAGTGCGATAACGACGCTCAACGTCATCCCAAACAAGGCGTTGGTCACCAATAACTCTTCCAATATAGTTTGAAGATGCAGGATTAAGATTTACGTCTGAAAACCTTTCCAAGACAACAGGGGCGTTGTCGCTATCGCGAACGTCCCTAACCTCAACAGAGAAGCTTCCATATGGATTGTCTTCGTTGCTGGAGGCTTTAATATTTGTGATAGAAACCTTGACGCTTTTTTGCACGTCTTCGCCAGAATCAAGCGAGTAAAATTTGAATAGCTTAACCATGTTTCCAGCGTTAAAACCAACATACGAGGACTGAAGATCTTGGGAAATAATCCAAGGGCTTTGTGCCGCCTGGAATCCAAATCTAAAGTTTGAAGCAGCACTTGATCCACTATCAAGACCAATGACAGCAGCAAACGAATTTCCTGAGATATTGTCTGCAACCTCGCGTTCAAAAGATGGTCCAAGCCAATAAGTTTCTAGCTGTGCGGTTCTTGTAAAATTAGAGTTAACCAGAGTTGGGTTTGTATTAAAAACCTTACGAATAAACTTTGAACTTGAACGAGTGAAGTTAAAAGATGTTTCGTGCTCTTTGTTTCCGCTGCTGTCTCTAATAATTGCCTTATATTCAACCGTTCCAGCGCCTGGAATGCTGACAGAGGCTTGATCTTTCATTAGAGTTGCAGCACTTGCAGTAAGAGTTGTAGTGCCTCTAACTGTACCTGTTAATTCAATACTACCTTCGTTAAGATACCAAACTGCGGCGAGAGTACCTGTAACGGGCGATGCCATTACTCCGGCGCCGGAGGAGCCCGAAGGGAATACAAACAAACCATAAGCACCACCATTAGTGGCATTTAAAACAGTGTTTGCTCCAGCGGCTGTTTCCCAGCCAGCGCGACCGGCAGAAGTTGAAGATAGTCCAGATTTTTGACCACCAAGGAGACGAACGATGGTTGTAGCATTGCTATTTCTTAAGTAAGCCTGCGCAGCGTAAGCAGCATAGGTAGGTGCGGTATAGTTTCCGTCACGCCAAACATCACCACCCTGATTACCTGGAATTGGGTTACCAAAGATCTGAACGTACTCTGAAAAAGAACTAACCTTAATGGGGCGCATTCCTGGTCCCTTTTCTGTTCTACCAACAACTACCGGACCAACTTCATCTGGAAGGGTGGGTAATTGGGAATTGTCAATTTCATTGATGAAAATACCGGGTGAAATAAACTTAAAAGATTTAACTGACATTATGAAGTGTCTCCTTATCGCTCTTCAATATCGTATGAATAAAAATATTCTGATTATCGTTAATAAATAGTTAATAAATTGACGAAAGTCCTAAATATAACTTTATGACCGATAAAAAGGAACATTGCCGCTGACGTGTATATGTTCCGGTATATCACCAACTATAACGCGCTCTCTTGGAATCTTAACTTCTACGGCATTTTCTCTGCGTACAATCTTGGGGCGCTCTTCGTTTTTGTCGGCTCCCATAATGTAACCAATAACTCTAAAATTAATTTGAGTCTCGTATCCTCGGGCATCTTCTAAGAGTCCTGATGCATTGTTATTTAGCGCATAATCGGAATCAATAAACACCTCAAAGCGGTGATTGTCTTTCTCCACAACTGTATAATTAATCGCACCAGTTCTTGTCATGAAAGGTGTGATAATTTCATTAATTTGTTGTTGATACTCTGCCATTACTGTTAAGGTATAGTTGACCTCAAGATAGACGGGGATTGGGATCGTGATTGTTTCATATACTACTTTATTATTCTTTCGTGGAAAGTTGTTTTGTCCCGTGCCGACGTTGTTTGATATTAATCTTTTTGAATCGGCATTGGCAAAATTAGCTGTTTTGTCCTGCTTGATCGTTCTTGCAATTGTCATAGAACCACCCTTGGCATCACCAAGGTTCTGTGCGGCTGCATAATATGCACCACGCTCAGTGAGGCTTTTAGATATTCCAGTGCGTTCCATACTCATAATTGGATAGATAAGCCAACCATTAACATCACGAAGCTCTCTGTCGTGTTTAATTTGAAAAGCACGTTCAGCACCTGCCCAGATAAATGGTACTTTTTTAAAACCCTTGTTTGTTGTACAAAAGATATCAAGCTCATCGTCAATAAATTCAAAGAGGGCTCGGTCAATTGTTTCAATTGTTGAGGGTTGTAGTTCTAACTCTTTTAAAGGAGCAAGATCTTGTTTTCTTGGATTGTCATTAGGTGGCATCGAATAGTCCCTCTCTTGAGTAATATGCTGTGGCTACAATTTCAAATGTGTGATCAATCTGCCCAAACAATTGTCTTGCCCATTCAGTGCTTACAATCTCGTAGTAATAATCGCCATATAAAACAAAGTCGCCTTCGCGAACATAAAGGTCTTGATCTTCAATTAATCTTCTTTTGTGGAAATAGATCGTAATCGTATTGGACTTGTCCATACCAGCAACTGTGTCTGCTTTTGTTTCTGTGCTTTGATAGTCCACAAGGGCGTAGACACGAACTGGGGGTAGGAAAGTTTTTTCTATAGCCTCGCCATAAAGATTGTTGTATTGTGTGATTGAATCGTCAATCGGATAATAGACAACTTGCTGTCCTATGACCCTCTCAATAAGCTCGTCATTAACTTGCTTAACAAGGTTGCGTTCTTTTTCACCAAGGAACAGCGGGGGCGGTGGCTGTGCTGGCTGCTTCCATTTTTCGTCGTCTGCCATCTATCCCCTTTACCCTACGAAAACGCCTGCTGGAATCTTCTGACTGAGGTTATTAACATTGTCACTAATCTCTGAATCCTTAGCTGCGAGCGCTTGATAGGTCAATTGATCTAAGACATCTTTTAGTTCGTCTCGCAATCCCGATTGTTCATCGCGGGCTTCACTGATTAATGCCGTGCCGTTAAGTGTTACGGACTCACCTGGAATTGGTACTGTCGCAAATTTCGAGCGAACCTGTCCGAGTGTTTCTTTTGAAAGGGCAAGAGTAAAACGACGAATCCATTGCTTTCCAATAGAATTTATATTAGCGTATGGAATGTTTGCAAATGGAATCGTATTCATGTTATTGATACCCTCAATGCCAGACATAGAGCCAGAAGTTTCTGTCCAAGCATCTTCAACAATTCTAAAATCAAAGTGGTAAAATTCTGGTGTTACACTCCCAGGGCTTACCGGAATAGGAAATAATCTAAGTTTGTTATTGTCCAGTTGAAAAGAATAATGTGAGTTTCTCGTATAGATAGCATCTTCAAACTCCATTGCTTGTGCCTTGTTTTGCCACACTGGGATTAGCTGGAAGGTTGAATCATCTGCATACTGACCATAGTTAGCCAAGTTGCCAACCGTGTTCAGTCCTCCGTAATAGCCAAAGAATCTCCACATAGCATGTGGGCTTTTATAATATACTTTATCAACAATAACTCTTTTTCCACTTACCAAACCGCTGTAGGGAACGGGATCTCCGGTGGCTTTATCAAGATTATTGTTTGAGGCACTTAAAATAATTGCTCCTAAATCATAATCTTGCACATCCACTATCGGAGCAAAAGAGCCAGAATAAATTGTTGTCACTCCGCCGATGCCGATTTGGGTCGAGATAGCATCACCATATTTCTGATTTAAGGCGAAAGTGACTTTTGGATACTTTAAGGCAATGTGTGTACCACTTAAGCTTGATGAAAGCTGACCTTCTTTTAGTTCGCCGTCGTGATCAAAAGTACCTGTGGTCATACCAAGAATATCTGAAAGAATATTTTTGGACTGATGCATGTTAACAATATAAGAATATTCTAACACTGCTTCTTCGTAGGCGGCATAAACACTACCCGTGGTTAACTCGATATCTAAGATATCTCCACCGAGTTTCTGATATGTGTAATTTATTTGATCTGAAGCACCTGATAAAAAATCTGTTGATGTATCATATACACCAATCGGTGTTTGTAAAGCTACATCAGATGCAGATCCAGTTCGTGGTAAGATGACAGCGCTAACTTGGCTGACTGGAGTTAAAGTGGGTATCGCCATTAATTATAAGTCTCCTCTCATTAAATAGTTGACGGCATAAAGAAAACCCCCGCCAATTGCTTGACGAGGGAATTCTTTTATTCTACGAGTTGATTAATCGTATCAAACGAGATCAACAACGATGACCAGTCCGTACATGTCAGGACGTACCATCTTCTTGCCGTAGCGAGTCATCACACCCTTGCGAGGTACGAAGTCTTCGGTTCCGAAGATAGTAGGAGTGACCTGTAATGGCACGTAAGGTGCGTAGACGTATCCACTCTCTAAGAAGGATCCACCCTTGCGACCGACGAGGATCACGTTACGGGGGAAGTAGGGATCAACATAGACATCCCACTTCTTGGAAAGTGCGCCAACCTTAACAGCGCCAACGGTTCCGCGATCTGCATCAGCAGTTACGGAAGCGCGGAATCCAGCGGTGAACTCAAGGACGTTAGCAACTTCAGGTCCAACGACGATGAAGTTAGCTCCGCCGCGAAGAGTCTTGCGGTGGATTTGTGCGGACACATCGTTGATGGTTTCAACGAGGGTCTCATACCATTCGGAAACAGTACCAGTGAAGTCTGGAGTTGCTGTGGTAGCACCAATCTCCTGTCCAGTAGTTCTATTTACGAACTTACCAGCATGACGTGACCAGTAGAATTTACCAGCGGTAGCACCTTTAACGAGGTCTTCGAGAATCTCTTTATCAATCTCAAGAGCAATTTGCTCAGAAAGAATAGAAGTAAGCTCAACCTCTGCATCAAGGTTGTGGTATGCGTTGAGGTCTTGACCCAACTCAGGTGTCCACTTAGCCTTGAGCTTTTTGGTGACAGCAGTGATACTCACGGAATCAACCTTGATGTCGATTTCTGGAATAACGCCTGCGGTTGCGCCAACAGTCAATCCGGCTTGCTCTGCACCCCAAAGGTCTGCACCAATAACGGAACCGGCAGGAACGCCAGCGCTAAAGTTATCAGCTAATGCAAACTCAAGTTTTGTAGGTGAGTGCGAGAAGGATGCGGACAATTGTGCAACTGTCCTGGTATCGGAAGAGATAACTAAGAGAACATGATCCTTAGCATCACCAGCACCAAAGATACCATTGTTTCCGACAGAACCAGAATACTGATTCAAGCGACGGACATGAAGTCCCTCAGAACCAGTAATTGGCACACCAGCGTGTGTCAACAACTCAGCGGCGATGAGATCATCTTTGTTAAGTTGTGATGGAACAGCAGCCCTAAGAACGATAAGGTTAGTTGAGCCAGAGGTAAACGCTGGATCATAACGAACGAGACGGTCAAGAAGACCTGCTGCGGCTGCGGCGTCTGCACCACCTGGAACACGAACAAAGGATGTACCTCCGAATGTACCAGAAAGGATTGCTTCACCCGCAGCGATTGCGGTAGAACCAGTTGGGGAAGCATAACCATTGTTCAATGAGTAGAAAGAATCTTCTGCATTGTCGCCGGAAAGGCTAACACCACCTGTGATTTGGGCACCTACAGCGCCGCCACCATAAAGTGATTCACCTGATTCATATCCAAGTCTTCTACCAGTTTCGTTAGAAACGGTAAAGTCAAGGAAGAAGATGAGTCCACTGGGGAGACTCATTGGTTGAACGGAAACGAGATCGTTTGCGATCAAGCCGCCGAATACACGACGGACAATTGGGAATGCAACTGCTGCGAAGCCTTCGACATCGCCTGCTGCCATTGCGGAAGTTTCACGAAGAAGCTCCCTAGCTTGGTTCTCTAAAAGACGAGCCATGCTATTACGAGTGCGGTCATTGCCGAGTCCTTCAAGAAGTCCTGTCTTTTCCCACTTAGTGAGAAGAGCAGCACCTTCTTGCGAAAGATCACGGTTGACAATGCCCTCGGTTAGTTTATCAAGAACGGACATTATTTATTTTCTCCTTTTATGCCTGCTAAAGCCCTCATTCTATTGAAATGTGAATTTTGGGCGTTGGTCTTCCTCCTGCGAGGAAGGGTTGACGATGGTTTCTCAACTGCTTCACGAAGTGATTGTGGAGAAGATTTTTGTTCATCTCCCACTGCGCTTTGAAGGGTTTGATAAATTACCTTCGCCTCTTCAACAGAATCGGCATTTGAAATAGACTCGACAATTCTTGTTTTTTGTCGCTCATTCAAGGAGGTGCTATTTAACACCCGATTCGTGTATAGTAAACGAGCGTTTGAAAGATTAATTTCTTCCAAGCGCCCCTTAAGATGTAAAATTGTTTTTTGTAAACCGGAAACTTCTTCTTTGAGTTCCGTGTTCTCGCTGAGATACATGCCTGCTTCTTCTCGTGCTTTTTGGAGAGCCTCATGTTCTTCGGCAAGTTCGTCATCTTGGAGAGCAGCAAGGGTTACCTTCTGTCCTTCAAGATTACGATCAGTAGGGGTTGAGCGTCCTCCCAAACCTTGGTCTGGGATACCCACATCTACTTTGAGTTCTTCAGCAATAGCGTCAAGAATTTCCTCGTCAAGCTCGATCTCTTCATCAAGATCGGTCTCTTCCCCTTCGGTTTCAAGTGCTTCCTCGATTTCTTCTTCGAGGGTATCAGCGAGGTCTTCGTGAGATTCCTCAACAGGTTCTTCCTCCTCGGATAAAGCACGCTCAAGGGCTTCAAGGTCCAGGCGAACCATAATAGGCTCATCGCCTTCTTCAACAGCGTAAGGAACTTCTTCCATTACTGCGCTCTCTTCCTCTTCTTCAAGGGTTTCCTCTTCCTGCTCTAAAAGAGAGTTGACGGCATCCCTGACTTCTGAGGAGTATTTTTCAATAATCGCTGCTTCGGCGTTCTTAATAGCAGCTTCTTTTAATGCTTCCGCATCAACGATTGCTTGTTCTAACAAAGTAGACATAGATAGACACTCCATAAAATATAATTGGTCAAATATAAATAGTATATTATTTCACGAAATGCCTGAAATCTTATCAGTTACCCGATCCACTGACATACTCGTCACGATGGTTGAATTCAAACACTGCTGTAAAGTGCGCTTGACCTGGTAAATCTGTGCCGCCTGGAATGACCAAAAAGATACCAAGAAGCGACCCGGTTGTAAATGCATTACTGCCTGTAACATTAGCAGCCCTTAGTATATCAATGCCTCCTACGACATTAACACCAGGGTTAACACTGGAGGTTGCTTGCACAATAACATTTCTTGTCGTAGAGTTTGCAATTGTGCCATTTTCTGTAATTGGTGCCTCTTCAAGTTGGAAGAAAATTTCTGATGCGTTGTTTGTACCGGGGAATCTATACATGATATTTGTTAATTTTCCGCTGAAGGGTGTTAAGATCGCAGTGTCATTATTAAAACCTGTTCCGATAGTAGAGATACCATTCTGAGTTAGGGGTAAATATCTACCGGCAGCGGCGTGTGAAGCATTTGTAAGGTCAAAATTACAAGTATAAGTTTGAATAATCTTTCCTCTTGCTCGACCGCCAATGATGCCGTCTTCCCCATCTACCTCAAATACGATAGGAGCAGATGCAGGGGACGAACCACTCTTAACTTCAAAAGTTCCACAAAGAGATAGCTCATTGTCATCATAGTCAAATTGTAAATTATCAGATCCAGAGAACACACCATCTTTATTAAACTGGATATGTGTGTCGTTTCCACCTGGGATAACTGCTGACGATGTTAATATAATTTGATTTGTGCCAGCGGCAAGACCAAGATAACTGCCAGGACCACCCAAGGCTCCTGATATAACTGCTCCGCCAGCGACATCAACCACCAGTTTTGAGCCCGAAAGTGCAATACCACCTGCTTGCGAACCTGACAAGATTAGTGCGTTTTGCGCTGTATTATATAGAATAACAGATTCGCCTGAGTTTCCAAACACCAAGTTTTTATCAGCTTTAACAAATGAGTTTTCATTAAGTTGAATTCCCTTGGATGCTGTTAGTGCTCCAGACACAAAGATAACATCATTGCTTAGTGTATTACCAAGAGAAACCGAGCCACTTACAGTAAAAGAGCCAGTAACAACGGTATCGCCGTTAACATCAAGCGTGCCCGATGGTGGACCTACTTGATTGATACCTACTCTTTGATTCGCGCCATATACTCTTAAGGTATTTTGGTTATTAGTTCTGAAAATTATATCTTTAGCATTTTCGTTTTCAATAAAGAGGTGCTCATTGGAATTAATTTGAATTGCTGCTGCGGCGGAGCCTGCTTTTTTAAAAACAATTTCTTTTAGCGTGTCAGCATCTTGCGTATTCAATACAAGAAGTGATTGTCCCGAACCTGTGAGTTCAAGGCTGCCTGTTATTTTTACAATTCCTTTGAAGTCGGTAGTACCAGAAACGGCGAGATCACCACTTGTTCTTAAACCACCACCAGCGAAAACTTCGCCAGAGGACGAAATAAATGATGGAGTCTTAATACTGCCAGAAATATTAAGGTCTCCACTTGTTCTTAGGCTTGTGCCATAAACTTCACCAGAAGATGAGATAAACGATTTGTTCTTTATTGTTCCAGTAACATTAAGCTGCCCACTTGTTCTTAGACCGCCTGCTGCGAATATTTCTCCTGAAGCTGAAACAAAGCCAGCATTTCTAATAGAGCCCGAAACTCCAACATCTCCACTGGTTTCAAGACCATGCCCAAAAATGCGAGCAGAGCTTGATAAATCTCCAGTTCTAACCTTGTTGGATGTCATTGTGCCAGTTATGTTAGTATCGCCACTTGTTCTCAATGTATAGCCAAACACTTCTCCAGAACTTGAGAGCGATCCAGTTGCTAAAATCCTGCCACTTGTGGTTATATTTGCGGCGAACACATTCATCGTGGAGCCGGAAATAGACCCAGATAGATCAATATCACCACTCGTTCTCAAACCTGTTCCAAATATCTCACCAGAACTTGAAATAAATGATTTGGCTTTAACTGATCCAGTAGCGTCTAATCCGCCGCTTGATCGAAGCGACGATCCAAAGAGACCATCTGATGCGGAAAGCGGTCCTTTGACATAGACTGAGCCTGTGAATTGGTGTATGTCGTCTGAAGTGTCGCCAAAGATTGTATCACCGCTTGATGATATATTTGTTACCGTTTTATCAACAACATTAATATTATATTGATTTGCAGTTAAAGTGCCGGAGATTTCAACATTACCAGTAATCGCAAAAAGATTAGACGCGGTATGAAACATAAGATTGTCGGATCCGCTAATTGCAGACTTGGATCCCATATCACCAACTCTATACATTACAGACCCTGTAGGTCCACTTGCCGAAGTTAAGGAATCGACATCAATATATTCCCAGCCAAAATCACCCATTTAAAAAATTACCCTTATAATTTGTCATATTAATTAGTTACCTGAACCACTTACATACTCTACAAAATGGTCAAACTCAAAAAGATAAGTTTGAAAACCTGTCCCTAATGCTGTGTTTGTGTTACTTGTCTTCATAATGATTCCAACCAACGAACCTGTGCCAAAGTCCCAGCTACCAGTTACTCTTTCATCGCGAAGTAAATCTATGCCACCAACAACATTTGGACCAGCAAAACTTGCAGTTGCTTGATGTATGGTTTTTGTTGTTGAATTTGGTGCTGTGCCGTTTTCTGTGACTGGTGCTACATGCATTTCTATGCGGAACTCAGTTGCTGGATTAAAAGTAGGAGAACCACTGTCTGAAGCGTCATGGTCAAAACGATAAAGTATTTTTGTTAATCTACCGGCGAGTGGCATTAGCGTACTTGTTTTTCTATCAAAAGTTTGTTCCTGTGCCGTTGTTGGAAAAAGAGTATTTCTCATATATTTGAATCTGTTCTGATTCGATCTACTCGTGCTTTGCCTGTGTGTGGAGTTAGCTGTCCAAGCCTCGACAAGTTTTAGTTTTGTGCGACCGAGGGTGATGCCATCTTCGCCGTCAACTTGAAAAACAACTGGGGCGCTTGCCGGTGAGGATCCGCTTTTGACCTCAAATGTGCCGACTTGTGACAATTCAGCATCATCATAGTCAAAAGCTAAGTCGGCAGAGGCAGACATCACGCCGTCTTTGTTGAATAAAACATTCGTATCTGATCCAGGTAATTGTGGCACAGCACTGGTCAGAATAATTTGTCCTGTGTTGCTTATTCCAAGATAGCTGCCTGGACCACCAACGGCTCCTGATAGCACAACTCCTTTCTCGGCAGTAGACGGAAAAAGAACTGCGTTGGCATGATCAAGCAAGATCTTGGAACCAAGTATGGTTGTTCCGTTAACACCAGATCCTGATATTTGAAAATGACCATTACTTCCTATGTGCTGGATAGATGCGGAGGCATTAAGGGCGCTGCCTGTAAGAAGTATCTTTTTGCCCGTAGGCATAAGTGCGTTGTCTTGGAGTGTGATGCCTTTGGACGCTGTTAGGGTGCCCGACACAAATATAATGTCGGTGCTTAGCGTGTTGCCAAAAGACACTGTTCCACTAACTGTTAGGGAACCAGTAATGGTGGTATTACCATTAACATCAAGGGTCGCATTGGCAGTGACGCCAGAGCCATTTATTTCTACTGCCTGTTGATTACCAAATATTCTAATTGTGTTTTGGTTATTGGCGCGGAAGATAATATCTTTTGTACTCTCGTTTTCTATAATAACATGCTCGTCGCTATCAATACCAAATGATGATTGAATGCTTCCAGCTTTTTTAAATGCAATTTCTTTTAGTGTATCGGTATCCTGGGTGTGTAAGGTTATCAAGGATTCCGCTGCGCCAGTTACTTCAAACGTACCAGAAATACTCGTGTAGTCAGTAGCAGCCTTTGAGTGTTTAAAATCAGTGCTACCTGAGATGTGCAGCCCAAGTCCATTTACACCAAGACTTCCAGTAGCTCTAAGTCCACCTCCTGTGAACACTTCACCAGATGAAGATATAAACGATTTATTATTAAGTGTTCCAGAGAAAGCAAAATTGCCATCTCCTGTGCCGCTATTTCTTAAGCCACCAGCAGAAAAAACTTCTCCAGAGCTTG